CTACTGGACGCAAGTACCCAGCACTGATGCCGGTCTTTTTTACTACTGGCATCATATTGTTGGGGTAGCTGGTTCTCAGATCAACGTCAGGAGACGCATATATTCCGTTAAGGATGGAGATTTGCATTAGCTAGCCCACCCTGTACCATTTACTCATCACAGCGTCAAATCTCAAAGTAAAGAATGCATTCGCTGCCATAGTTGTTGGAGCGCCTGTAACAGTAGCGCCGTTAGCGCCTATTGTTAGTGTTGTAACGGCTTGAGTTGAGTTGACCAAAACTTCTTGCTTGTCAACACAATTAGCGACAGCTGGAAGAGTAATAGTGCCAGCTGCGTATCCTGCGTCAGGAGTCAGAACTAGCCACTTGCTGTCTCCATCATCTGCCAAAGTAATAGTGAATCCAGTTGCAGATGGAGAACTGAACTGAGTTACTTTATCGTCGGCAGCTGTAACAGAGGCATTTATGAAATCTTTAATAGTGGAGAGGGAAGCCTTTCTTGTATCTCCACCAGCCTCTGTCCATACAGGGAAAAGGTCGCTATTTGTCAGTGCTGTTACAGATGATAGTCTATTAATGTTCGTCATTCTTGGCCCTATATAGCGTCGTGGGTAAAAGTCAGAAAGAGGTATGCGTGCTTCTATTGTAACAATTGTAACAGATATTGCAACTTCAGGCTCAACCGGAGGAGGAGAGCTTGTTATGGGGTATGCAGTAACAATAATATGCCCAACGCTGTTACTAATATTTCTTCTAATGTTGAGAGAAGTGCTATTCGGTGTCAAGATAACGTGCCCGACAGCAGGGGCGATGTTTCTTCTGTAAGAGATAGTTGTCGCTTTAGGGGCTAGTAGAATGTGGCCAAGTGTGGTACTTAGCTGTTTTTTTACGTTTAGAGACGTACTCTTCCCTGTTACAACTATGTGTCCAACGGTAGGTGTTAGATTTGCTCCTCCGCCGTACGTTATGGTTGTTGTCTTTCCTGTGACTACAATATGGCCTACAGCAGGCGAGATATTGTAACCAAAGATAATATTGGTGCTTTTCCCAGTAACAACGACGTGGCTTAGGTTGGCGCTTAGTTGCTTTTTAATATTTAAAGACGTAGCCCTCCCGGTAACAACTATATGCCCCACTACGGCATTGATAGTTGTTCCAGAAGAAGCACTAGCAGGCAGTTCTCCTAACGCCACAGCGCCTAAAGGTGAGCTGCCCAGTAACATACCTATCTACCCCATGTTGCGTTAGCCATGTAATCAATTGCCCAAAGTGTCTGCCAAACTGTTGCCGCATTAATAGACGTCTGAAAGCCTTTTGCTTGGGTGTTAATATCTAGTATTTTTTGAAACGTAATTGTTGGATTACGAGAAGCTGGGGCGATAGACCGCCACAAGTCTAACAGCGTGTCAATCTCATCAAGAGTCATAGGACGAACTTCTAACGATACAATATCTTGAAACTTATCTCTTACGTTGAACTTTTGGACTTTCTTACAGTAAGCTAAAGGATTATATTCCACAATCTTATCATTTACTTTAGTGGTGATCCCATTCTGGTCAGTCCCTAAGACATTGATGCCATTAATGACTTCATAGCCTACCCAAGTTAACCCAACCTGTTCTAGGGCCAGGTTAAACTTTCCTAGATATTCAGAAATTCCTGGCTTGTCAATATATACGATAGGCATTAGATCATATCTCCTACTAAGTTTAAAAAGAGGCACCCCGAAGAGTCATCTAAAACTGACCCTGTTGGGTCAGCTGTTGGTAGCGTCGTCCAGCCGCCAGTAAGAGAGTGGTTTATTCCAGAGTCGTGCGCAGCAGTACTTGTATTTCCTCCTGCCACACTCCCTCTAAAAGCGCCTTGCGAATAGCGCCTAAACACAACTGCACTCAGGTTTTGAGCACAAGCAGACCAATAAGTGCCTGCATGTATAAACTTAGCTGTGAATGTCCCTGTCTTAATCCCTGTTGTCGTGGTATCTATGTCGCCAGTCTCGACTATAATATTACCTGGTAATCCATTGCTTTTTACTTCATAAAGCGCCATGCGCCCTTTACTGGATGCGGCTGCTGTTGTTACTTCTACACGAATACCTGTGGCTATCATAGGAAATGCTAGCTCAAATGGCGTCATTCTCATCTTGTCAGCCCCAGCAGACTGAGTTGCACTTGGTGTTGATGCAGAGATATGCGTACTAGGGACACCCTTAGTAGACACGTTCTGCCACCCTTGCGGCGGCTGTATAATTGACCTGTCTGTAATAGCCATAAAGACTGTCTTAGACCCAGCGCTGAAGCTTATGGCGCTCGTGGTGCCTGCACTGTTCTGCCTTATCTGTTCACGTACCAGAGTCGTGGAAGCGGACAGGTAGCCAAAGCCTGACTCCCATTCACCTGACACGCCCTCAATAACATATAAGAACCGACGGTTTGTGCCGTACGCCGTATTGAATGTCCTGAAGCCTGTTGATGCACCGTCTAAGGTGAAGTTTCCAGTTCCAGTGGTCGTAGCCGTCTCTTTGATTCTTGTTGCCGTCATAGGTTACCCCTGGTTACTGTCTAACCATCCGCCAGCGTTAACTGTGACTACCAAGTCGCCAGCTGTAAGATCAAGCACAGAGCCGAGGTCAAGGGCTAAAACAGTCCTCTTGCCAGCGTCAGTTGAGTTGTATATAATCCCCCATCTAGCATTGGTAGGGTTTGAAGCGTTCTGTGCAATTGTAAAATCCGCTGAGTCCCACACAGCCTTGCCACCACTAAGCACGCAAGTGACAGATGTTAGGGTGATGCCTTCCGCTGTGTAGTTACCACCAGGGGTACACTCATTGGTATCAAAGTTCGTTGTTCCGCCAGCTCCCCATCGTGGATCAGTGGTTGTTGTGGCTGGAGTAGTGACAGAAGTCACCAAGCCAAATTTAAAAGTGTCTGCTGAGCAGTCATGCTTCTTCGTGAGCGTATCAAGAAGAAACTGATCGAAGATGATAACATCATTAATTGCCATAAGAACCTCTATTAATCAAAATCAAGCAAACTGTCATTACCAACCTGTACAGCATCGTCTGGGCCATACAAAAACTTGCTGTCTGTAAAAATTCTATTACCGGCACCAGCAGGCATGCCAGAGGGCAACTGCATTTCAACAGGAAAGCATGCAATAGATAGAAGTGCATCGTAAGCAAGCTTGGCATTTATTCTTGTCTCTATAGCAACCGACTTGCCAAAGCTTGGAGCTAGGCGAATCCCTAAATTAAATATGACAGCTTCATTGGCACTGTCTGGCACATTTGAGTCATCGTCTAAGTCACTGTCGTCTGGAGATGATACTAGCGGGTAACCCAGCCTAATACCTTTTGCGTTCCACGTAGCCATCATCGCGTCGAGCTTTCTTAACGCGCTTTGGACTTGCTCCGGTTGGAGGTCAAAGATGTAAGACGCGAGTCCGACTTCTTCAAAGGCTGCTGTAATAAACTCTCTTTTGGTATATCCCACGAAGGAGTTTCCTCTGCTTCTTTAGTTTTAATGTAATCGTCAATGGCGTCTTGTAGATCTTCGCGCCAACCTGCTTTAATCATACCTAAAAGTTCTTCTTTTGTAAAGACATGTAACATAGGGGGAATTTCTCCCCCTGCATTTAGTTAAGCTATACGGTACGTAACAAATGTATCAGCAGCAGTCTTTCTTGTGCGGAAAGAAGCTGAGCTACCATAGAGAGCGCCAGTTGTTGCGTGAGCAGACTGGACAACAGCTACCCCAACAATTGTGTGCCCAGTACTAGCTGTTACTGTGACTGTGTCAAGCGCAGCAGCGGACAAATTGATCAGCGTCCACTCAAAACTCTCATCTACACCAAACTCAGCAGCAAGATCAACGTTAGCTCCAGTAGGCAATGTATAAGCTGCTGTAGCGCCAGCTGTATGCGTGCCAGTGATGATGCCAGTCAACAGCTCAGCAGCAGTCAACGTAACAGCAACTGTTTTAGCTGAAGGCGTTACTTGAGACGGGGAAAGGAGGCGCTCAGGACAGATAGGAGAGACGCCTACAGAGTAAAGAACTATAGCAGAGTCTCCGCTGTCAATAACAATAGTTGCACCAGAAGCGTAAGCACCAAATACTGTTTCTTGGTTCTTAACAAGACCAAGGAACGCTGTAGAAGATGGGTAGTTTGCGTAGGTATTAACCTGGCTAACAGTTGCCTCTCCTTTCGTATATACAGCAATTTTCTCTCCTGGAGGAACTGTAACTTCAGCTCTCCCTTGAGGGTAAATAATATTAGACATAAATAATCCTCGTTAGTAGAAAAGAGGCCAGGGCGTAGCCCCAGCCATTTATATTACGTTTGGCTGAACATCATAATGCCAGACATTTGAGGCTGCTTGTTAACAACACCAAACAATGTATCTAAACGATATTTAGTTTTCATTGTGTTGATGTCATATTGCTTTTGCATTACAAGCTCAATGCCTTGATCTGTAGAAGCTCTCATAACAGCAGCACCGGCATCTGTAGGCACAGCATATCGGCCAGGAAGAATCTCAATAGCATCTTTGTGCCAGAAAGGATTAACAGAAGCTGTTACTGTGTTTAACCATGTAATAGCAGCTGATGCGCCTTTTGTACTCACAATGCAGTTTTGGTAAGCTTTCTCTGCGTCTGTTGCACCAGCGGCTTGAGCGCTGATAACAGGAGGACTGATAACAAGCGTGGTAGAGGTAGGAACAGATATTACGCGGAAAGTTTTAAGCTGGCCAGTAGAGCCTTTGGTGATGTGGTGACAAGCAAAAACGTTTGCAATTGTAAACGCATCGCCAGCAACAACGCCAGTGGTACCAGAAACCGTCAGTGTTTGGTATCTGTTGTCAACGTTTGCAGTTTCACCAGTAGACGCTGTAGAAGTTGCTTTAGGAACATAGTAGTTCAAAGCTGCATCTAAAGTAGAAACAGTTCTTACACCACCACCAGCAGCTGTTAGACTGTTAGCATAGTCTAGCTTAAATGTCTCAAAAGAGGCAACCGTACCAACATAAGCTTTTTCATAGGCTGTTACAGGTTTACCAACCATGTTAGCACGAGATGCTAAATTAGAAGCCATCCCGTTATAATCTCTTGTTGAAAGAGCTAGATAGCGGTCAGAGCCATTCACGCCTTGTTCATTCATGATAGCTTCTACTTGCGCAACATCATCAAAACCAGTTGCAGCAGCAGCGCGTTTAACAAACAGTGTGCCTTGGTTAGCAGCAACAGACATGACAGCAACGTTAATGTCAGAAGCCAATTTCTGCCTAGCAGCTTTGCCTAAAGCATTCTCTTGAATAGAGTCGCGCAACTCTGATGCGGTCATAACCCATGGAGACGCTTTACTAAAGCCGATTGTAGCAGGGACAGATAACTGGATAGAGTCAACAAAGTTTGACGTTTGATCTGTACCGTTAAAAGATTGAGCAATATAGGGCTGTGGACGCCAAATAATGTTGTTAGCTCTTTCCATGGACACTTGATCTGTTGTGTACTTAGATACTAATTTTGATAAAACCAGTGCGTCTTGAAAACCTTCAAGAATGTCCTCAAACGCAACTCTCTCTTCTTTACTAAATGCATTACTCATAAATCACCTTTATATATTACTTTTGAAGTTGCTTCTGCCTTTTATAAGCGATTACTTTCGTTAAATCGCCAGTTTTATCGGCTTCGGCCCTTAATCTCTCTAACACTGAGTCGCTACCACCTGATATTTTTCCTGTTCCAGAAACTACTTTCTCAGGAGGAGGAGCCGCTTTTCTATTGGTTACTTTCAAATCTCTCTCCAAATCCGCGATGGCAAATGCAAATTTTATAGGGTCGCTAATTGATGCAAGCTCTTTTGCCTTTGTTGGGTTTTTTCCTAAAGCATAAATTACGAGAGCTGGATTTTTAGCACCTTGCAAGATCACGCCTTGTTGTGTAACATTCATCGCTTCTTTTATAGAGTCTTCAGCATCTTCAAAGTCTTTAACTTTTAGTTTTGCTTTTGCTTCTCCATAACTGTTCAGCTTTGCTTGCCACTCAAGTTGTTGCTTGTTTTGTGCTGCTTCTAACTCTTGCTTATACTCATCAGCTTTTCTCTTAGACTCATACCATTCTGTAATGGCTACTTCAAACCTTTCAGGATCATATTCAACATCTTCAAGAGTTGGCTTTTTGGTTACTTCAGGTGCTTTTACAGCAACATCAGCGCCTTTAACCCTCTCTTTAAGTTCTCTATTTTCCCTCTGAAGTTCTCTATGACTCTTCCGAAGCTCTTTTACCCACTCAGGAGCACTTCTACTTTCATCTTCAGGAGCTGGCGCATCTCCTATTGTGATTACGTCTTCATCTTCTTCAACTACTGCCTCACCAGTTTCAGCTTCTTTTGTGACGTCCTCGTCTAACACTTCAGCTTCATCTTGCTCAACAACAGCTTCAGATGATAATAACTCCTCACCTTCTACCATTTCTAAACTCATAACAACCCCACACTAACAACTCACCCATTAAAGAGGCTGGGCGGAAACCTCATTCATTTGGCCTTGAGAAGCAGCGCTTTGCTGTCTCTCTGCCATAATACTTTCGCGTTCTTTTTGATCTACGCTAGCCAATGTTGCTATCGTTTTTGCTCTTGTCTCTTCTGTCTTAGCCGCTGTCAACATCGTGTCAGAGCGTGCTTTAGCAGCTTTAGCAGTAGCTTCTTCAGCAGCCGCTTGTAAGTACTGTGTGTTAGCATCCGCTTGTGCATTTTCTGCTTCTGCTTGTAACTGTGCTGCTTCTTCTTCGGTCGGTTTAACAACGCCAGCACGTACCATCTTGGCTCTAAAATAATCTCTTACATCAGCCAAACCTTCACCTTCCATGTTCATTACTGACATAGAAGCAAGAACTTGTGCTGTTTCTGGGTCTTGTACGAATTGCATCATGCCAGTCAAAGCACGTACTGTAGCTTGTCTTCGGCTTGAGCTAGAAGGACCAACATCAACAGCAACATCGAGGGCTGCATTAGCTAAATCGTTCTCTTTGACAATGTCGCCAGTCTTATCATCAATCATAGGTTTGAGAATTTCAGCTTGTGAGGCTTTCCCGTCGTAGCCAACCGCTTTCATTTTCCTACCAGACTCAGTGTAAACTTCTGAAGCAATACTTAACCAAATCTCTCCCGAGCGTCTAATTGACTTAGCCATGTTAGACATGTATATAAATGTCTGAAGGCCAAGCTTGTTTTGAATCATCTCAACAGCTTTGCCACTCACATGAGATACAACTTCTTCAGCGCCGTTCTGGTTGCCTAAAAGCTCTTTCATATCTATGTCAGTAATCTGTAACAAAGCAGCCATAGCAGGCGGAATCTCTGGCGACTTCGTATATGCTGCTGGAGGAGCAATCATCTGGTTGCCATCTGGGCCAGTTACTGGATTCATCAGCAGATAGGGATAGTTTTTTACATTATCATCTGCCCACATCATTTGATGTCCAGCTATCTGCTCAGGCGTAAACACAGGCTTAGAGATAGGCGACAATCCGCTTATTTCTGCAAGCTTTGATATCTGCATGTTCTTTAAACGCTGCGAGTCTTTAGCCATACGTACATGGCCCATGCAGCGCTCAATGTTGTCAACAAACCAACGTTTGCCGTACACTGGGACAATCGGTATGTGTTTTCCAGCAATATAGCCACAATCTTCTAACACTTTACCGCCAGATAAGATGTACTTATGGACGCGTTTACGTTTGATCTTCTTCTGTCTAACTTCTTTAAAGCCGGTAGCTAAAAGCTCATCGTGCTTGTCAGTGTCTTCTTCTAAATCTTCTTGTGAGTGCCTTTCTTCTGTGCCATCTAGTCCTTGGAAGATTTTAATGACTTCAGACTTTTCTTCTATAACATAATACTCAGCTATGTAAACAACATCTGGGGTATACCAGTCAAAACCACTCATGCTTATGGTTTTAGGCCAGGTCGCAGGGTCATCTTCGTACTCTTCTTCATACTGCTCTACAGGGACAGAAGAGAGTACAAAACACCTCTTAGCATCTGATTTATCTTGTTTTTTAGCATTGAGATCAAAGAACACCGACGAATCAGCGTCGAATATTGGCTCAATCTTAATCCTTTGACGCTCGTCATCTTCGTCTTCTTCGTTCTCATAGACTGTTCTCAACCTCCAAGCACCGAAACCGCCACCGACCGCTTCTTCAAACGCATTGTCATATGCTTCTTCGGCTGAACTGTCTTGTTCATCGGCCCTGTATAAGCCGTCACAAACATCGGCAGTGCTGTTAGTTGGAGATCCATCTTTTGGTACAAAATCAACAGTTATCCTGTTATTTCTGTATTCATTGATAATAGAAATTACAGACAAGTGAATCTTATTAACTTCTAATTTTGGCTTGTTTTCAAACATATCACCAAGCGACCCTTCCCACTGAGCACCCGCAATAGAGTAAAAGCGTCTGTCTTCCAGACACTGAAGTCTCTCTGAATGTAGGGCTGCTTGTATCCTATCGAACTCCGCTAAAGCTTCGGTATGGATCTTTACAAGCTTTTGAGATTGATGCATCGTGTTACCTTTACTTACAATGTAAAGATATGTTAACCCTTTTTGTAACGATTTGCAAACGGGTTGCGGACAGGCTCAATATGAACGCTTTGATATTTTCTCTTTGTGTCTTCAACGGCATGTGCTCTACGCAGCCCTTCGCAAGCATAGCGAAGTGCATCGATGCAATTTAAGACTAGAACACCATTAGCAAAAAACTCATGATGTTCATCAACGGTCAGGTCATATACCCTCTCGCTTATGCCGTGCTCTGTAACGGTTAGCACACGACCCGGAACAAGTTCGTGCCTGGGCGTACTTATTTGCTGTAAAGGCTTTGCTGCATTGTGGGCATTCACGTTGTTCATCATCCACTCCGGAAAGCCTTCTGTGTTTGGATTTGCAGATATTGGAGCAAAACTTATCGAGACTACCGAGCTTTTTTGGTGTAAAAGATGCGTTGCACTGATCGCACTTCTTATCCACAGGATTGAAGTTTTTATAAGCTTGTGCACCGATTTCAGCATGCTTGATTCTGCCTTCTTCACTGGCATGCCATGGCTTGGCAAGCTCACGTATACTTGCGAGGTGCAGAGCTTGTCTCTCTTTTCTGTCATCATCCCATTCGTGCCTGTCGCCAAGATGCTCTTGTGGGCTGATACATTCAAGGTTTGAAATGTCGTTATTAAGAGTGTTGCCATCTTTGTGATGAACGTGGTGCCCTTTTGGAATTTGCCCAAAATTGACAATCCACACTTGCCTATGAAGCCAGACACTCCCGCCTGTGATAGACTTTTTAAAGTAGACTCTATCGCTTCTTCTGTTACTTTCTGGGTACCGTCTGAAAGTTTGTCCAAGGTATGTTGTTGTTTCGACTGTTGCCATGATAATCCCTCTAAGTTAATTACCTCATCATTGTAACTTAAAGCATCAGCACGCACAAACCCCTTAGACGTAAGTATCTTATGATCAGGAGTACAAAACACAGTTCCACCTGTGGTCTCGACACGAAGTATCTTCCTATTTACATCTGTGATGTCGCTAAACAGAACTTTCCGGTAGCCGCCACGAGTTAGAACCTTATCCTTTAAAGTTACTTGCTCTATTGGCACATCTCCGCGCTCGCACGTAATCAACACACCTTCTGCAATACAATGGTTATTCTTGTCTTCCGGTATTGGATAAATTTCACCAGTCTGCTTGTTCTCTTTATACTTATACATAGTCATCTCTTCGATGACATTCTTACATCTAGGATGAACTATGATTTCATGAGACTTTAGCCACTTTATGCCTTCCTCAACTGATCTTGGCCCTTTCACAGCAGCCAGCATTGCAGGAAACCCGTGCTTTCTCAAGTAAGATATGGTCTCAGGCCTAGACGAATCTGCTACTATTGGCCACTTTTCAGAGTCAGGTACTGACATAAACAGTGCAGCCGTATCGTGCACTTCACA